TCGTTACCACTTGATGCAGAACAATAATAACTAAGCATATATGTTCCTGCTGAAGATATTGCTGTTAAAATATCTGCATTTATAGCAACACTAGCGTGAGCAGATACTGTATGACCCCCAGTGTTAATTAGCATAATTGTTCCTGACTGACCTTCTGCAGGATTGGATAAAGTTAAAGTAAAGTTACCTGATGGAGTACACTTAAAGAAGTTAGCAGTTGCTAAATCAAAGTTACCATCATTATCTGTCTCTTGGTTACCTGTTGCTCTACCTGCTACGGAAGCATCATCTCCAACTGCTACGTCACCTGTAACAGTTACACTGTCAACATACGCATCTTTAAATCTAGCACTGTTTGTACCTAAGTCAACATCACTATCTGTCTGAGGTCCAAATACTCCGTCAGATACAAATACTTGCTCTGCGTTTGCAGCGTAGAAGTGTATCTCATCTGCAGTTTCAAAGTCTATCTTAGTTTGGTCATCTTCACCAATCTTTATGTCGGTAGCAAGAAGAGATGTAATAGTTGTTTGTGCTGCATCTATTGCAACATCTATAGTATTATCAGAGTCTTGATAAGTAACAGTAACACCTGTCTCTGTATTACTAGAGAACATAGCACCTGTAGTATCAGAGATAAACTCATCTAATGCTGTTCCATTTACAGTTATAGCGTCTGCTTCTAATGTTCCATCAATATCAGCGTCACCACTAATATCTAAACTTGTTGCTTCTATCTCGCCACTAGCTTTAAATGTTACACCATCTCCTGCACCAACTCTAAATATAATTTGATTGTCTGTGCTAAACTTTATTTGATTGTCTGCATCTCTACCTGCAACTAAGCTAGTATTAAGAACAGACTCTATAGCAGTTTGAGCAGAAGCCATTCTAGCTGCACCCAATGTGCCTGAACCAATGTTAGAAGCGTTAGTAGTATCTGTTGTTGCCGAAGTAGCTAATGATGTACCATTAAGAGTTATGGCATCTGCTTCAAGAGTTCCGTCTATATCTACATCACCACTTACATCTAAAGTGGCAGCATCAAGTTCACCTGTAATGGTAAAGTTTCTTATTCCTGTGTAATCTTTATTAGAGTCAAGTATGACTGCTTTAGAAGCTATGGCAGTACCAACAGCAGTTGAGCCTAAATCTAGTGCATTTATCTCTCCTACTACTACTGTAGCACCATCAAGAATATTTAGTTCTGCTGTTGTAGCAGTTACTCCATCAAGTATGTTTAACTCTGTAGCAGTGGAGGTCACCCCATCTAAAATATTCAACTCTGCAGTGCTAGAGGTCACTCCATCTAAGATATTCAACTCTGCAGCAGTAGATGTAATTGCTGTTCCGTTTATAGCGAGTTTGTTTGAAACAACATTAAATGTGCCATTGTCTTCAACTCTTGCTACTTCAGTGCCATCTCTTTGTTGAAAAATTATATCTTTAGCATCGGCAACAGGTCTGATAATTGCATCACTGGATGAGTTTGTAATTCTAAGAAACTCTGTTCCGTTGTCTTTAAATTTAAAATCATTACCCTGTGCATCTAAGATTATATCTCCACCAACATCTAGTGTAAAATTTCCACTATCAGATATAGTGCTACCATTAATAGTAATATCATCTACTGTTAATGATGTTAGTGTTCCTAATGATGTAATGTTTGTCTGTGCAGCAGTTTGTAATGTACCTGCTAATTGTGTAGCAGTTAATCTTCCTGTGCTTGGATTGTAAGTTAAGTTACCATCCATCTCTAATCCAACATTACCTGTGCTAGAAGTTGCACCTTCTACAAAAGTAATTAGATTATCTTCGTTTTGGCTTTCGTTATCTGTAACTAATACGTGAGCAGCATTGGTAGCATCAGTAACAGTAACACCTGCTATAACAGTGTTTAATGCAGTGCCACCTACTGTGATTGCATCTGCTTCAAGTGTACCATCTATGTCTGCATTACCACTAATGTCTAAGGTAGCTGCGTCAAGTTCACCTGAAATTGTAATATTTCTACCACCTGATATGTCTTTGTTAGAATCAGTTATGATAGCTTTACTTGCTATTACAGTTCCGTTTGTAATGCCATCTATTAAGTTAATATCTGCAGCACTAGCAGTAACTGATGTTCCATTTATAGATAATGCATCTGTTTCTAAAGTGCCATCTATATCTACGTTACCTGATATATCTAAGGAAGCTGCAATAAGTTGGTCTACTTGTAAATCTTCGTGGCTAGAACCTAATAATAATTCAAACTTAGGACCTGTTGTATTGTAATTAAGTTTAGCGTCATCTCCACTACCACCTTCAATAGTTATACCTGCACCATTTATTACTGCACTTGTACTATTACCACTATCTAATACAATATTGTGGTCATTTAAATTTACTGTTGTTGAGTTTACTGTAGTGGTTGTACCTGATACTGTAAGGTCACCTGTAACAGTTAAGTTATCTGCTACAGTTACTTCAGATGTACTGTGTCCTAGTGTTATAGCAGTTCCTGATACACCTGTACCAATAGCTACTGATTCACCACTATTACCTGTATCTACAACTAAATAATTATCTGAGCCTTGTTTGATTGTAAAAGCAGTTGCAGAGTTATCAGACACTGCTACATTAATATCTGTTCCATCTGCACTTATAGAGTCAAGTGCAATATCTCCAACATTAGTAATATTATTATCACCAAAGCTAGTGTTATCACCAAATGTTTTATTTGTTAGTGTGGCAGTTGACGATGTTGAAACTAATCTAGCGTCACCACCTGTGCTTGGTAGTGTTAAGGTATTAGATGCACTCTCTGAATGTGGGGCAGCTATTATAATCTGTCCGTGTGAGTTTGCTTCACAGTTTAATTGTATAGCTCCCTGATTATTATTACCTTTTACAACTACCTTTCCTGTTCCATTTGCAGCAAGTTCAATATTAGCATTTGAAGTGGTAACAATATCGTTGCCATTCATGTCTAAGTTACCACCTAGTTGTGGTGTGCTATCATCTGCCACATTTGATATAGCACCTGATACTGCAAGACCTGCAACAAGGGTACTTCTTGTTATTTTCTTTAATCCACCACCAGAAGCATCAACTGCTAACAATGTATCACCACTTGCAACTGTAGATATTTCTGCTAAATCACCGACTGCCGTAGGATTATAGTTCGTACCATCTGCTATAAGTAAATGACCTGCAGTGTTTGTACCCATAGTCAAGTCATCACCTGATATGGTCAAGTCACCTGCAAGTGTTGCATTAGCTCCTGAGAATGTTAATGCAGTTGTAGAACCTGACTTGATAATTAAGTTACCTGAAGAATTAGTTAGAGCAGCATACTGTGTTCCACCATCTTTTAATAATACATCTGCACCATCTGCGTCTAGAACAACATCCCCTGCAGTATCAATTATTAAATCACCTGTGTCGTTTACAATGTAAGAGTTAGTTCCACCATGATATAAGTTTAAGTCTTCACCTGCACCTATTGTTAATCTACCTGAAGAACTGTCTCCTGTTAAATCGTCTGCATCTGCATCTGTATCAATTTTAAGAAGACCACCTGATGTAATGTTAGATGTTCCATTATCAATGTTACCAAAGCCTGATGTAATAGAACCACCATCTAAAGCACCTGTTGCTGTTATAGATGTACCCACATAATTGGCTATATCTGAAGCAGGTATTTGTTTTGTAGTAGTGTCATCAATAATAATAAAAGCATCTGCATCAGCTATAGTTATAGAGGATGTAGATTTAGAAGAGCCATCTAATAAATTAATTTCACTTGCAGTAGAAGTTACTCCATCAAGAATATTTAATTCTGAAGCAGTTGATGTTACACCATCCAAGATATTTAACTCGGATGCAGTAGCAGTAACACCATCTAGTATGTTTAGTTCTGAGGCAGTAGCAGTAACACCATCTAATATGTTTAGTTCTGAAGCAGTTGACGTTACATTTGTACCACCAATATCAAGAGTAGTTACAGATAGTTCACCTGCCACTGTAGCAATTCCATTTGCAAGTGTAATTAAATCTGTGTCATCTGTGTGACCTATTGTAGTTCCATTTATAACAACATCATCAATATCTAATGAGCCACCTGTAATTAAACCTGTAGTCGTTATGGTAGATGAACCTGTATCAATAGTTCCAAAACCTGAAGTAATAGAACCACTATTTAATGCACCTACTGTTGTTACATTTGATAATGTATCTAGTGCAGATTCAAAATAAGTTTCAAAGTCAGTTAATGCAACCTGAACCATTGTTCCATTGTCATTAACAACAACTCTATCTGCATCTGCAAGTGTAGTTGATGTTGCAGAAGTATCACCATCTACTATATTTAATTCAGTAGCAGTGGAGGTTACTCCGTCTAATATATTTAATTCTGCTGCAGTAGAAGTGACTCCGTCTAATATATTCAACTCTGCTGCAGTAGATGTTACCCCATCTAAAATGTTAATTTCTGCTGCAGTAGATGTAATAGAAGTTCCTGCTATTTGTAATGTCGTTGCATTTACTTCTCCACTAGAACCATATATAACTGCTTTACTATTTACGATTGTACCTGCAGATGAACCATCAACTAAATTTAACTCTGATGCAGTTGAGGTTACTCCATCAAGTATGTTCAACTCATCAGTTGTTACTGTAGCACCATCAAGTATCTCAAGCTCTGCTTCTGATATACCTGCAGAGCCTATTGTAACTGTTCCTGCAAAAGTAACATTAGCACCACTAAAAGTCATAGCAGTTGTACTGCCTGATTTAATTATTAAATCACCACTAGTATTTGTAAGAGAAGCAAACTGCGTTCCACCATCTTTAAGTACAATATCTCCACCATCTGCATCTAAAGTAATATCACCTGCAGTGTCAACAACAAATGCACCATCTGTTACTACATCTAATTGTCCATCGGTAGTTGAACTGATGTGTATGCCTGTATCTCTAAATTGTAACTTCTCTGTAGAAGCAATAAGTATGTCATCACTAAATTCAAAATAATCTTCGTCTTCTCTCCATATTAAAACACCATCAGAAGTTTCACCATCAAATGTAACTGTTATATCTGTTCCTGTAGTGGCATCACCTACTGTAATTGAAGTGCCAAGCAACTTTGTAATAGGACCACCTTCGTTGGCTGTGCCATCGTGTGTATGTCCTGTGGCAGCCTGAAACGCTGCAAGTAATTGATTAAACTCATCATTAGTATGAGCTGCGGTTATTACATCTCCGTCACTATAAGAGGATTGTCTAGTATACGTTGTTCCCATTTATCTTCTAGCTCCTGTTTGATATTCTAACTGAAATCCTTTTAATGAATATGGTGCAGTAGAACCACCATCATTAACTCTCAATGCAACTGCAAAACCTGAACCCTCAACAGATTGTCTGAAGAGAGGTCTTGATGTTCCACCATATGTTCCTTTTAAACTAGAACTTGTTCCATATGTAGATGTTCCATATATAGCTGCAACATCTTCTGAATCTAAAGGATAAGCTGCAGGTTGAACTGCATCTCTAGATTCATAATCATATCTTAAAAATAAATCTGAATCTATTGATGATTCAGGCTCAAAGTTTACAATAACACGTTGCATATGTTTACGTATGCCTGCATCGCCAAATGTTAAATCAGGACTTCTGTATTTGCCACTAATTATTGAGCCATCAAAATCATCTCCTGATTCTTGTCTATATATAAATCCATTTGCAAAATCACCATGTAAAACTATTACATTTCCTGAACTTATAAAAGTATCTGTAGCAGATGGTTTGATTCCTTTTAATTTAGAAAACTCAAAACCCTTTTGTCCTTTTAGAACACAAATAACTCCTTCAGTAGTTCCCTGTGCCTCTCCTGTTTTTGAAAAGAATATTCTATACTGAGTTTTATCAGGTATGACTACAGAATCAAACTCTCCTGCATCATCTAAATTTTCATCAAATAAACTTTGAACATTAGCACTTATAGTTCCTAATTCAACGTCACCAATTCTTGCAGTACCTGCAACTGTTCTTAATCCATCAGGACCTAGAAATATTAAATCCCCTGCAAATTCTTGAATTGTATTACCATTAATACATCCTATATCTCTTGTTACTGCAGTTATAGCAAAATTACTAGTTGATGTTCCTGACAGTTTAAATATTCTGTTTTCACAAAAGATAAATAAATTTTCTCGGAAAACTTTTAAACCTGTTATAGTATCATCAACTTTAATACTTCCTGCACCACTTTCTGTAGCAAAGTTGTCTTCATCAAAAGGTACACTAAACACTATCTCTTGTTTAGAGCTAGACATACCTGCATAGAACATATGTTCTTTAAATGCTTTTACAAACTTTGCACCTGTTACTGCAGTGCTTACTTCCCCACTACCTGCTGAAGTTACATCTGTTGCAGAAAAAGAGCCACTAATTGTATCAAATACTGTTGGTGCATTTGTTCCATCTGCTACAATTAACTTGTCATTACCATCAAAGTTATATCTTTCAAAAGTATATTTACCTGCACTCGTTCTACCACTATCTACAGTAGTCCAAGATGAACCTCCTGCATCTGCAGTAAATATGTTTGTTCCTCTTGCTGCTACAACTTTATCTGCAAAGGTAGCGACCATTAATATTTTTTCTGATGTGTCTGAGGTATGAGGAACTACTGCAGTTACATATTTACTAAATCCATTTATTCTTCTATAACCACCTTCAATATCAGGCTCAAAGTTTTCTAGTTCTAATGCTTCACCCGGTTGCATCATAAAGGTAGACCTGTTAAGAACTAAGCCACCTTCGCAGTTAAATGCAACAGGAGTTACTTGCGATAAATCAGCCATTTTAGTTTAGCCTTGCGTTAAGCGTGTTTGCTCCGTACGTTCCTGCTCTAGGTATATAAGTAGAACGAACATATTGAAATTTGTTTACTAATAAAGTTTGCATATTTTTTATGCCTTGTTCAAACCTTTGAAAATTTAATTGATATTGTTGTGTTTCACCTCTGTATTGATAAACAAAAGCAGTTGCTCCATCTATTATTACTGCATCAAATCTTTCAGGTATACTTGTTGTGTCTGTTGATGCAGACATATCAGATGGAAAAGTAAAATGGTCAAATTTAATTGAATATGACCTGTTTGGAAAAGGATAAAGTAAATAATTATTATCAGGTGTTCTAACTACGTGTTCAGGAACACCTCCTTGGTCAAATTGTGCTACAGTCACACCACTTGCATGAGATGAAGCAGTAGTGCCACCTGCACCTCTTGTACATCCTGTAAATGTAGTGCTTGAACCTATTGCAGTATATGTTATTTCTTCATTACCTATATGTAAAGTACCACTAGAATCAAAACCTGATGTACTAGTAACTGTTATTGTTTCTACACTATCTGTGTGAGTTGTACTAGTTGTAGTTGTATTTATTTCATCTTCTTGGTCACTAACAGCATTAATGTATTCATTATAGTCTAACTGTGCTAGTCTATATCCTGAATTACCTAAGTCACTATCTTTTACAATTCTAAACGTATGATAATCCACTGTCTTAGCAGAAGTGGGTATACTGTATCTAACCACACCTGCAGTTAAAGTTTTTGTTTCTGTTGAATGATTAAAGGGATAGTTAAATTCTCTTTGATTAATATATCTCACAGCCTCATTGACTGCGTTTTTTGCTTGAGACTGTATTCCTCTAGCAGAAGAGAATGTTGCAGAAGTTAACGCAACTTCATTTAATCGTGCTAATACATTATTTGTTAATGATAAGTAGGTTGCTGACATTTATAATTCCTAAGTGTAAAGAGGAGCAAGTTGCCCTGCTCCTCTAAATAGTTATGCTAACTGGTCTCTATCAACCTCGTCAGGCTTATCATCTAAGCCATGACCTGCTAAATCAATAACAGTGGCATACATTCTAAGTCTGCCTGTAGCTGGAGCAGCACCTGCAATCTTAGCATCAATAGTATCTGTAGTAGTTACAAATTGAGTGTAAGTTGAAGCTGCACTTCCCACAATAGTGTTAGTTTGACCATTAGTTCCTGCTGCACAAAAACCTGTGGAGGTTATATCTGCACCATCAATAATGTCATCACCTGCTGCGAAGTCCATGTCAAGAGTACAACTGCCTGTGAATGCTTTCATCACTTCTGCACCTGCGTTTATGACTAGAGTATTCGCAGGTATTTCTAACACCTGAAAAATGTCTCCATCTGAGAAGCTACCACCTGCTGCTACTAATGCATCAATATCAAGGTAAGCCTCAATATTTCTCATAATGTTAGTATTTTTAGTAGATGGCATAGCTACGATAGAATCGGAAAATACACCAGTGGTATCTTTAGAAGTTAAATCAAAAGTTGCCATTTATATCTCCCTTATGCTACGTTATATTTAGCAGTTACGATTGCTTCAGGTCGAAGAATCTTTCTGCCATACATATGCATACCACGAACAATATCAGCGAAAGAGTCAGGGTCTCTGTATGTCTCTGTCTTATTGATTTGCTCTGCAGTAGCTACTGCTGAACTATGTCCTGCAACGATAACTCCAAAGTTAGAGTTTTGGTTTGCTGAACCTGATGTTCCCGGTCCTGTTCCAACTGCAGGTAAGTTATTTGACATATATACGTCAAATCCGTGTATCTTTCCTACAGATAGTCCTGCTCTTAATCCACCTGATTCACCAAAGTCACCATTGAGAAGACGTGAATCTTCATCTTTTAAGACTTCAATAAATGTTGGATGTAAGACTAACCATCTAC